CAAGAAGATCAAGAAGTAGAGCAAGAGCAAATATAGATGAATGGCAGATATAGTAAAAGACGCAACATTTTATAGAATTAAGCAGATAGAACTTGCAGAAGCAGAATATTATAAATCATTAATAAAAACTTTAGACAGAATAGAACGAGAAGTAGTTGCTACTGCATCAAGATTACCTTTAACAGATGGTAAACTAATTGAATTACAATCAGCCATAGCAATAAGACCACAGATAAAAGCTATTTTAGAAAAAGAATATCTTAAATGGTCAGATACAGTTGTTAGAGAGGGTTTTAATAAACAAGCTAAACGAATAGAAAAAGCATTTAAAAGAATTGGTAATATACCAATAGAGTTTCAAGAACTTACTAAAGGCGATCTAGCATTAGTACAAAATCTAAAACAACAATATTTTACTCAATTCAAAGATGTATCAAATACATTTACAAGACGATTATCAGAAAAGGTTTATCAGAACACATTAGTTGGTAGTGAATTTGCAGTATTAGAAAAAGAACTAAGACAAACAATCAATGGTATCTATGCTAGTTCAGATGACCCTGAAATACAGAGATTAGTTAATTACATAAATGAAAATAAGTTTGATAAATCAAAACAAGCAGTGGTTGATAAGTCTATACAAACTCTACAATCTAAGTTTGCAAGAGATAGGGCTGGAGAAAATATGAAAAGATATGCTGGTCAAATACTTAACGATTCACTAAGAGATTTTGATGCAACCTTAAACTTTAATAAGTCAAAAGATGCTGGTTTAACTTTTGTTAAATATTATGGAGATGTAATACCTACCACCAGAGATCATTGCAGAAATATAATTAATGGGGTATATGATAAGAGGAAAAGTGGACTTTTCACAATTGATGAAGTCAATTCACTTTGGACAAGTAGAAGTTGGAAAGGCAAGAAGTCAGGAAATCCTTTAGTTGTTCGAGGTGGTTATAATTGTCGTCATCAATGGTCTTACGTCAATCCTGATTGGTATGACGAACAAGGCGAACTAATAATATAACAATAGGAGAACAAATGTCCGAAGAACAAACAAATGTTGCACCAGAAGTACAAGCAACAGAAACACCAAAAGAAGAAGTAAAAGTAGAAGAAACAAAACAAAATACTTTCACTCAAGAACAATTAGATAACATAATCAAAACAAGACTTGAAGCAGAAAAGAATAAGTATGAGAAAAAACTTCAAGAAGAAGAAAAACAGAAACAAGAAATCTTAAAACAAGAACAGTTAAAAGAAGCAAAAACTAAATCTGATCTTGAAAAGATTATGCAAGAAAGATTATCTGAAAAAGAACAAGAACTTGCAAAAGTTAAAGATCAAATCAAAAAAGAAAAAGTAGATAATTCAATACTTTCGATTGCTAACAAAGAAAAATCTATTAACGCACAACAAGTTGTTTCTCTTTTAAAAAACGAAGTTAAGTACAATGATGATGGACGAATAGAAATAGTTGATAATCATTCTAATGTACGATATAACGCAAAAGGAGAACTACTTACAATTGAAGATCGAGTTAAGGAGTTTTTAGATAGCAACCCACATTTCCGTCAAGGGTCGTTGTCTGGTTCAGGAAGCCAGAGTGCTATTGGTGGTAAAACTGTTAAACCTTTTAATCTACAGGATTTGGACTTAACAAAGCCAGAAGATCGTAAAGCCTATGCAGAATATAGGAAGAAACGAGACTCAGGTGCTGTTGAGATTAATTTAACAAAATAAACTTAATAGGTAATTAAAATGGCAAACGAAAGTACAAGTTCTACGCTATCGGAACTATACACAGAGATAGTTGCAGAAGCACAATTCGTAGCTTCTGAAAAATCCATCATGAGAAACTTAGTTAAAAACTATGCTATCACAGGTGGTGGTAAAGCAGTTGAAGTTCCTGTCTATGCAAATGTAAGTGCGGCGGCAGTATCAGAAGCAACTGATTTATCAAACACAGCAATCAACCCTACATCAGTAACTATTACTGCATCTGAGGTTGGTGTTATGACTACTCTAACAGACTTAGCAAGAAATTCAGCACCAAGAAATGTTGCTGGAGATATTGGTAAATTGTTTGGAGAAGCACTAGCAAGAAAACAAGACGCAGATTTAACTGCATTGTTTGATGGCTTTTCAACTGCATTAGGAGATGGAACAGGTGCAATTGCATCAGCATCTATCTTTAACGCACTTTCAACTTTAAGAGAAAATGCTCTTAACATTGACGATTGTGCAGTTGTTCTACACCCTAAAATCGCTTATGACTTAAAAGCTGGTTTAACTAATACTTTTGCAAACGCAAATGCAAATGATTTAGCAAACGAAGCATTAAGATCAGGTTTTGTTGGTAGATTAGCTGGTATGCCTGTCTTTGAAACTTCAAACATTGCTAATACAGGTAATGCTGGAGATTACAAAGGTGGTGCGTTCCACAGAGATGCACTTGCAATCGCTATGATGGAAGATGTTAAAATTGAAACGCAACGTGACGCAAGTTTACGAGCTGACGAAATTGTTGCTACATCAGTATATGGTGTTGGAGAAATCCATGATTCATATGGTGTTGAGTTACACTTCGATTCATCAATCCAATAATAGGATACTTTGTGAGGGTGGGAAACTGCCCTCGCAACTAACATAGGAGATAAAATGGTTAAATTAGTATTATCAAATGAGAAGATGGTTACTTTAAAAAGAGGTAACAAAACAATTATTAGAAGCGAATTAGATTATCAAACTAATAAAGCTATGTATGATTTTAGAGGTTTTAAACCAGCAGAAGATAGTGTAAAAGAAAATATCAAAGAAGTAGATCAAACTTTTGAAAATGAAGCAAAAGTAATACCTCTTAAAAAGAAAAGAAAAACAAGGAAGAAAAAATGAACCAATGGATTTGGAAAAAATTTAGAAAAAACATCAAATGGCTTTGGGTAAAATCTAAGAACAACCCAATGTATTCTATACCTGTTGTTTTAATTATTGCATATTTAATTTGGAGTAATTAATGGCTAATTTTACAGGTGCTAATGTTATTACAACATCAGATGTTTTAAAGTATCAACCTGATGCTTTTGATTTTGGTATTTCTACAACAGCTACAGAAACAACTAATTTTCTAGCACAAACTACTAATGATATTTTAAGAGCATTAAGAGTTGAATGGTGGCCTGTATATAAAACAAATGTTTATACAGATATTACAATTCTTAATACTGCTGAACTAGATAAAACAAAAGTTAATTTAGATCAGTTTGAAAGAGCTGGTGTTTATTTATTTTTAGGAAGATTTTATTTACCAGCATTAACTAAATTTAGACCAGAAACAGAAAAAGATAGATTTGAAAGAATGGCAGAGTATTATATGGGTCAATACAATATTGAATGGCGAATGATATTAGAAGATGGTGTTGAATATGATTCAGATGATAACTCAAGTATTTCAGTTGGAGAAAGAGAGCCTTTACACGGATTTAGAAGATTAAATAGATAATGGCTTTAGATTTAAAGATTAAAACTAATGCAAAATTTGTTCAAAAAAGATTTCAAAGAATAGAAAAAAGATTTAAAGGTATAATTCAAAAAGGAATACTACAAGCTGGTTTTCAATTACTAGATATTATTAGAACTAAAACACAAAAAGGTATAGATTTTAGAGATGTGCCTTTTGTTCCTTATTCTTCTGGTTATTTAAAAAAATTACAAAAAGAGGGAAGATCAACAAAAGTAGATTTATTTTATTCTGGTAGAATGTTAGGTGCTTTAACTCCATCTGGTAGAACAATAAAAAAAACAGGAACTAACAAAATTACTGTCAATTTTAGTAATTCACAGATGAGGCAACGAGCAGTATTTAATCAAGTTTTAGGAAAAAATAAGAGGGAATTTTTCGGATTTAATGATAGAACAGCAAATATAATAAGAAAACAATTTAACAGATTTGTTGCAAAAGAATTTAGGAAAGCAAGAATATGAGTGTAAGAGAAAATATAGCATCTAATTTATTGTCAGTTATATCTAACATATCTAGCCCAATAACAATTAGAAAAGCAACTAGACAACCTTTTTTACTAGACGAATTATCAGAGCAAC